GCGGCCGGCGGTTCGCTCACGGTCGAGCAGGCCACGCGACTCGAAGAACTCTGGAAGATGGCTGGCCTCGATCCCGCGGCCCCGGTCACCGCGACCAAGACCCGCCGCTACGTCGGCGATAGCGTGACCCCGGACATCGACCAGACCATCACCGGCAACGGTCGCACCACTTCAACGATCACCAGGACCTAAGCATGAGCACGCTCTCCAACGTCACCGACGGCCAGCTCTGCGACGACGCAGGGCTGCCCGGCTGCGCGCCGAAGATCGTGGTGCAGGACAACGCGGCGAAAACCGTCACGGTGTCAAACCCCACCACCGTCGTCACACAGACCGGCGGCGCAAGGATCACGACATCGCCGTCGAATACGCAGGTTGTGACGACCTCGCAGTCCCCGCAGGTGGTGGTCAACAGTTCGGCGTCAACGATCATCAACACCGGCTGCTGTAGCGGCGAAGGCGGTAACGCTGAAGTCGGCGGCGCAGATACGCAGATCCAGTTCAACGATGCGGGCCTGCTTGCTGGCGATCCGACGCTGACCTTCAACGCCGCCACTGGGGAACTCAGCGCGCGGAGCCTTATTGCCGAGAGCGTGCAGTTCACGAACACCGACGCCGACGCGCCGATCATCGCGACACTGGCCGCAGGAGAACTTGAGCTTCGGTTTCCGACGATCGAAGCCGACGCGAGCAAGGTCATGGTAGTCGCGGATAGCCAGACCGTTGGCAACATCATCGACTTCGGCGATACGGTGCTTCGCTCCGGCGACATCTACATTTACAGCGGCAACCCTGACATCGGGTTTTACGCGGGCTCTCAGCTTGCGCACATCACTAAAACCACCACCGTTGGCGATCTCGTCACGCACCAGCTGTCCAAGATGGGCTATCTGTCAGGGAGCCCGGGGTTCTACGTTAGGGACTCCATCTACAACAACGCCACTTCCGAGTATGACTCCTACGCGATTGCGAACCTCCGCGCCGGTTCTCTGAGCTTCAACACTTCTGCCAGCGACATCACCACTATCGTCCCGAACGGCGGCGTGGTGGGCAACATCGAGGTTGTTTGGCCGGCTGAGAGTGGCACGCTCGCGCGCATCGAGGACATTCCGGGGGCGGGGGCAAACAACGTCAACAGCATTACCGCCGTTGATGGATTGCTTACGTTAGATTTTGCGGAGAAGGCGAAGGAGGTGTTCATTGTCAGGGTCAATCAAGATATTACTGACGTGGCGTTCACCAACTTGCCTTCCGATGATTACCTGGAGCTGGAGATACACTTCTACCAGTATTCACCCGGGGGATACACGATCACCCTATCTAACCGGTTCGGGAAACTCAGTGGGTCTGACGCCGATCTTCAAGCTGCCTCATGGTCGTACACGATACTGAAAGCGTCGTCTGTGACGGGCGGGTACAACTGGCGGTATACGTTGAATGCGTCGACCGAAGTAGCGTTCCCGCCTGCATGAACGCCGTGCTTTTTTCATGCTCTGAGACGCTGCCATGATGGACGTCATCTTCAACACGTTGATCGCCACCCTGATTCCGCTGTTCGTCGGGTGGCTGATTACGCGCACCGAACGCTTCCAGGCGTGGCGGGCCGTACGCAAAGCCGATGCCCTCGAGCGGAAAGAGATGCCGTCGGTGCTTTCAAAAATCGCCGAGGGGCTTGAAGGACTTATGCAGTCCGACGAGCGCCGCACTGGCCAGCTCACTGCGATCAATATCAAGCTCGACGAGCACACGGCCACGCTACAGGCCCAAAACGTCGCGCTCGGCGACATCGCGTCCATGTCCTATGGACAGATGGAGCAAGATCCGATGCCTCGGTTCGTATGCGACAACGACGGGAGTAACCGCGTGGTCAACACGGCATACGCACGAATGGTCCAGTGCGGTCGCGACGAGCTGATGGGCTTTGGGCACAACCGGTTCATCCCCGACAGGTTCAACCCCGGCTACATCGCCAGTTTTCGCGAAGCAGCGAGCCAGCACCGCACGCTCGAGGAAGAGCTCGTGTTCTGCCGCCCTGATGGGTCGATGTTCATGGCCCGCGTCCGGCTCGTGCCACACCCCGAAGCCGCGCCTCCGGCTACACACTGGAACGGCGTCATCCGCTTCCTCCGGGAGTACACCGCGCCATGACCGACCAACGCCCGCCCGTCGTACAAGGCCCGAAGCCTGGCCCGCTGATCAGCGGCGGCCCGAAGCTGGACTTCAGCAACGTCACCAACAAGCCGCTCCCGCCGCCCCCGCCCAAAGTGCCGGGGCCGAAGCCCAAGGCGCTGCCGATCGCCATCGGCACAGCGGTGCTCGCCGCAGCCATGGCCCTGATCCAGCCGTGGGAAGGGTACGACCCCAAACCGTACCGTGACATCATTGGCGTCTGGACGGTCTGCTACGGCCACGCGGACACCAGCGGCGCCCCGGTCGACCGCGCCCGCACGTACACGAAAGCGGAGTGCAAGGAGCTGCTGGCGACCGACATCGGCGTCGCCTACTCCCACGTCCAGCGGTGCATGCCTGGCGACACCCCGGTGTCCGTGCAGGCGGCGGTCACCAGCGGCGCATTGAACGCCGGCCCGAAGATCGTGTGCGGGTCGACCTTGCAGAAGAAGGCGAAGGCCGGCGACTTCGCCGGCGCGTGCCGCGAGCTACTGCGCTGGAACCGCGCCGCTGGCAAGGTGGTCAAGGGGCTGACAAACCGCCGCGAGGCCGAGTTCAAAGTGTGCATGGAGGACGTCAAGTGATCAAGCTCAACCCAATCCAGATCGCAGGCGCCGTCCTTATTGTGTTGCTGCTCGTGCTCGGCGGGTGCAAGATCAAGTCCTACGGCGACGCGCGCTTCGCCGCGGGCGAAGCGAAAGTCCAGAAGGACTGGGACGCTGCAGTCGAACGCGGCAAGGTCGAAATTGCACGGCTGCAGACCGAGGCAGGGAAAGTCGAAGTGCGCACGGTCGTCGAGTACCGCGACCGCATCCAAACCATCCGCCTGAAAGGCGAGGAGATCGTCCGTGAAGTCCAAGTTTTCGTTCCTGTTGGTAGCGGTGAGCTTGCTGGCGGTTTCCGCTTGTTCCACGACGCGGCAGCCGGCAACCAACCCCTACCCGACCCCGCCGCAATCGCTGATGCAGCGCCCGTCGACGCCCAAACCGTTGCCAGCACCATCGCCAGCAACTACCAGGCCCACCATGAAGACGCAGCCCGGCTGATCGAGCTGCAGGACTACGTGTTCGAGCTGTGCAAGACCAATCCGCCGCCAGCCGGCTGCGGACCACCACCCCATTGAGGTGCACATGATCGCTCCCAAAGTCACCATCGAAGACGTCGAAAACGCCGTCAAGAAGGACGACTACATCGTCCTGCCTGACGAGCGCACCACGATCTGCATGCTGACCCTCGACAACGGCTTCACCGTCCGCGGCGAGTCGTCTTGCGTGTGCCGCGAGAACTTCGACACCGCGTTGGGCCAGAAGTACGCCCGCGAAGACGCGGTCAAGAAGGTGTGGCCGTTGCTCGGCTTCCGCCTGGCCGACAAACTGGCGCGCGAAGCGCGCGGCCCGCGCTTTCGCGACTCCGTCTCCGGTGAGTACGTCACCCCTGAGTACGCCGCGGCGAATCCCTTCACCACCGAACGCGAGAGCTGATGGACCAGCAGCCCACCGCCACTGACCTTGCAGGACTGCCGGCTTTTTCCGCGTTGACCGCGGAAGAGTCCCAGTTCGTCTACTACGTCGAGGTGGTGGGCTTGCCGCTGCGCAAGGCTGCGAGCATGGCCGGCCTGCCGGTCTACATGGTCAGCAAGCCGCATCTGCAGCAGGCGCGCGAAATGCTCCGCCGCGAAGTGCGCGGCAACCTTGAGATCACCCGCGAGGACGTGACCTGGGGGCTGAAGGAGGCGATTGGCCAGGCCAGCATTCTGGCCGACCCGATGGCGCAGATTGCTGGGTGGAACTCCATCATCAAGCTGCACGGACTCGACGCGCCACAGAAGATCGACATCAACATCCATGCCTCGATGGAAGTGCTCAAGACGCACGTCCGGGCGCTGTCCGATGACGAGCTCGTCCGCCTGACCGGCGCCGGCGGCATCATCGACGCCGAGTTCTACGAGGTGGGGCATGGCAAAGCCGACGCTGCCTAAGTTCGAGCTGCCGATCGAGGACGTCAAGGTTCGGTGCCGCGCGTGCGGCTACGACCGCGACATCGATCAGTACCGGCTGTTCTCGTCCGAACCACTGCTGCACATGGATTTCTGCGTCGACTGCGAGGCGCGGGAAGGTACTGTCACGCTCTACCGCCGGTTCAACGCATACGGCACCAAGGCGATCATCGACGCGGTATTCGTCGCCAATCGCGTACCGGTTGCGCGTCGTACACCGGACCAAGTGCGCTTGCTCGTCGAGGGGAAGCCTGACGCGCCCCCGGCGAACAACGAAGAGCTGCTGCAGCGCGAGATGGCGCGGCGTGAGCTGTGCCGCCGCCGGTTGCTCTACTTCACCACCACCATGATGCCGGCGTACAAGCCGGGCTGGGTTCACCAGGACATCTGCCGCCGCCTCGAGAAGTTCGTCCGCGACGTTGAAGAGGGCAAGAGCCCGCGCCTGATGCTGGCGATGCCGCCGCGTTCGGGCAAGAGCCAGCTGGCGTCGGACATGTTCCCGTCGTGGATCTTGGGCAAGCACCCGGAGTGGAGCGTCATCGGCTCCAGCTACGCGCAGTCCCTGCCGATCAGCTTCAGCCGCGCGATCCGCGACCGCCTGGCGGTGCCCGAGTTCAAGGCCATGTTCCCCGACACGCAAATCCGCAAGGACGCGAGCGGCGTGGAAGAGTGGAAGACCACCAAGGGTGGCGGGTACAAGGCGGCCGGCGTCGGCGTCGGCCTGACCGGCTTCGGCGGCGACATCCTGATCGCCGACGACCTGATCAAGGACGCTGAAGAGGCCAGCTCTGAGGTCATTCGCGAGAACACCTACCAGTGGTACCAGACCGTGTTCCGTACCCGACTGGCTCCGGGCGGCGGTATCTTGCTGATCGGCACGCGCTGGCACTGGCATGACCCGGCCGGCCGCGCGCTGGAGCTGGACGAGCAGCTGAAGAAGGCCGGCGTGCCGGACTACGAACGCGAAGGCTGGGAGGTGGTGTCGTACCCGGCCATCGCCGAAACCGACGAGTTCCTGCTCAAGGACGGCAAAATCGCCCAGGGCGTCTACGAAGACGACATGGACGACGTGCTGCGCCTGCTGCGCCGTAAGGGCGAGGCGCTGCACCCCGAGCGTTACCCGTTGGGTGAGCTCCTCAAGATCAAAAACACCACCACGTCGGCCAACTGGTCGGCGCTGTACCAGCAGAACCCGACGCCGGACGAGGGTGACTTCTTCCTGCGCGACGACTTCCGCTACCGCTGGCTCGACCCGGCCTACCGCCCACTGTGCCGCATCTTCATGACGGTCGACTATGCGATCGGCAAGAGAGAGCGCAACGACTACACCGTGGCCGGCGTGTTTGCGCTGGACAGCAACGACGACCTCTACTGTCTGGAAATCCGCCGCGGGCGCTGGGGCACGAACGAAATCGTGTCGAACGTGACTGCCATGGTCATGGCGCACCGGGTCGAGATCTACGCCGGTGAGCAGGGGGCGATCCACCACGCTGTCTGGCCTCTGATCGCCAACGAGCTGGCGGCGCCGCACAACCGGAAGTACGTTTCAGTGGACGAAACGCTCACGCCCATCCAAGATAAGGAAACCCGGGCGCGGCCGTTGCAGGGGCGGATGCAGCGGCACAAGCTGTTTTTCAGTTTCGATAGCGCGACCCGACCCGAAATCTACGACATCGCCGAGCGGGAAATGCTGCAGTTTCCGAATGGGGCGCACGACGACATCGTTGACATGCTTGCTTGGGCAGGACGCCTGGCGTTGAACATCTCCCTGCCTTCCATGCAGCGCGTACCTGAGCGCCAGAAGAGCTGGACCGATAAACTGCGCGGCGGCTCCGATAGCCGCGACTTCATGGCAGCCTGATCATGCCCCTCGATTTCGACGTCGCTCGCGAGCAGTACGAAAACTATCGCTTCTGCTATGACAACGGCCACGACGCCTGGGTCAAGAAGGCGAAGCAGTGCTTCGATTTTTGGAATGGCAAGCAGTGGGACGATCAGACCCTGGCGAAGCTGCGCCGCGAAGGCCGCCCCGCGCTGACCCTCAACGTCATCGAGTCCCTCGTTCGGTCGATGAAGGGCATCCAGTGCGCGCTGCGCAACGACGTCCGCTACCTCCCGGTTGAGAACGCCAACGCCGAGTCTGCCCGGGTGCGCGACGCGATTTGGCTGCACGTCCAGAACCAGAACCAGCTCGACTTCCTCGAGACCGACGTCTACGAGAAGGGTCTGATCATGGACCGCGCGTACTACGACATGCGCATGGACTACAGCAAGGGTGTGCAGGGCGAGATTCGCATTCGCAAGCGCCGCAGCCAGGACGTGATCCTGGACCCGTCGATCGACGACTACGATCCGGACGAATGGCCGCAGGTATTCACCCGTCGCTGGGTCAGTTACAACGATCTGCACGGCCTGTACGGCAAGGACAAGGCAGAGGCGGTCGGGTTGTCCGAAATGCCGACGTGGTACGACTACGAAGACATCTTCATGGCCCAGAACATGGGCCGCATGCCGTACTACAACCATACGCGTATCGGAGGCATCGACCTCAAGAACCTGCGCGGACACCTGCTGACCGAACGCCAGTATCGCGTGTTCAAGCGCAAGGACGTGTTCGTCGATACGACCACTGGCGACTGGTCCGAAATCCCGGAGAACTGGGAGCGCGATCGCATCAGCCACGTGCTCCAGGTTGTTCCCGGGCTGACCACCATGCCCCGCGAGGTCTCCACGATCCGCTGGACGGTGACGTGCGAAGACGAGCTGATGCACGACGAGGACAGCCCGTACAACCACTTCACCGTGGTGCCCTACTTCCCGTCGTTCATCGACGGCGTGACCATGGGGGCTGTCGAGGGTCTGATGGACCCTCAGATGCTCTACAACAAGATCACCAGCTCCGAGCTGCACATCATCTCGACCACGGCGAACAGCGGGTACAAGATCAAGACCGGTTCGCTGAAGAACATGACGATCGAAGAGGTCGAAGGCTCTGGTGCCAAGACCGGCGTCGTATTCGAGCTCGATGACATCAGCAACATGGAGAAGATCCAGCCGAACCAGACCCCGCAGGGCCACGATCGTCTGTCGTTCAAAGCCGACGCGATCATGCGCTCGCTGTCCGGCGTGTCGAACCAGGCGCGCGGCTTCGCGCGCGAGGACGTAGCCGGCGAGGCCATCATGGCCAACCAGGCCGCGCAGGAAGTGAACTTCGCCGGCTGGTTGTCGAACCTGCACCGCACCAAGCAGATTCTGGCTCGCAACGTGCTCGACTGCGCGCAGACGCACTACAGCGAGACTCGGGTCATCCAGATCAACCGCGGCTCCGCGCTGATCCCGAACATGGAAGAGGTGACGGTCAACCAGCCGACGGCTGAAGGCGCGATGCTCAACGACCTGTCGATGGGGCGCTACAGCACTGTGCTGGTGCCGGCGCCGAGTCGCGCCACGCTGTCCGAGGGCGACTTCAAGATGTTGCTCGAGCTGAAGAAGCTGGGCGTCATGGTCCCGGATGCGATGCTCATCGAGCTGTCGCCGGCGGCCAACAAGTCGCAGATGATCGAGCAGATGGGGCTGGGGCCGGACAGCAACGAGCGTCAGCGCCAGGCCGACGAGCTGGCCGCCCAGCAGCAGCAGGTCGAACAGCAGAAGACGCTGGCCACCGCCAAGAACCAGGAAGCCGCGGCCGTGCTCAACCAGGCTCGCGCGGAGAAGTTCGCCATCGAGGCCGCGTCCGATCCCGACGCCAGCTACGAGCGTGTCGAGATGGCACGCATCGAATCCGAGGCGATCGAATCCGCGGCGTCGCGCGAGGCAAAGCGGCAGGAGTCTGCTGCCCGCCTCGCCCTCGACCACAAGAAGGCCGAGGACACTAAACAGTTCCAGAACAAGCAGATCGCAGTGCGGCTTGCTGAGCTGGACATCAATCGCGAACAGGCGGAAGCCGATCGCGTGGCCACGCAGCAGGACAACGCTGCTGCGCGGCGGGAAAAGAAGCCCACCTCCAAGAAGAGCAAATAACCGATGACCAGCATGCAAACCAGTATTTTCGGCGACGACGATGACGAGGACACCACCGGCGCGGACCGCGGCGATGCGGTGGGAGCTGCCGTAGCCGGGGCGGACGACGACCCGGACACCGACCCGGACGCCGACGCGGACCCCGACCCCGACGCGGACCCCGACGCGGACCCGGTACCGGCGCAGCGGCGCGACGCCACTGGCAAGTTCGCCAAGAACGCCGCTGATGACGACCCCGACCCCGACGCCGACGACCCCGACCCCGTCCCCAACGCTGCCGTGCGCTTGGATCGCATGCGCGAGCAGCGTGATCGTGAGCGCGCAGCCCGGGAAGATGCCGAGCGGCGCCTCGCCGCGCTCGAGATGGCGTCCAAGCCGGCCGAACCGGCGGTCGACCCGCTGAAGGTGCTGGATGGCGAGATCGACAGCCTGTACGAGCAGGTCGAAGAGGCCCGGCTCGACGGCGACGCCAAGCTGGCGGCGCAGCTGCAGCGCCAGCTGGACACCAAGAAGGAAGAGCGGATCGAGTTCAAGACCGAACGGGTGGTCAGCCGCAGCACCGTCGAAGCGAGCGAGAACGCCCGGTACGACGCGCTGCTCGACCAGCTCGAGTCCGAAATCTCGGTGATCAACCCGCGGCACGACGACTTCGACCCGGAAGCAGTGAAGGCGCTCGAGTTCTACGTCGCCGCGCACGAGAAGATGGGCATGTCGGCCACACGTGCGCTGATCGCGGCGCGGAACGTGGTGTTCGGTGCGGCCCGCGCGCCCGCCCAGGACGACGCGCCGCCGGCCAAGGCCGGCAATCCGCCGGTCAAGAAGACTGATCTCGGCAAGGTCGCCGATACTCAGCGCCGGCAGCCGCCGGACGTCGCGAACAAGGGCTCCGACAAGGACGACATCACCATTGACCCGGACAAGCTCTCGGACGAAGAGTGGGACAAGCTGCCGAAGTCGAAGCGTGCGGCGATGCGCGGCGACCACGGCTGAGCAAACCGGCTAGGTCCTCCAGACGCCGCCGTAAGGCGGCGTCTTTATTTCGTGAAATAGCTATTGACAACGCTGAAAACCGTGGCAGCATCGCGTTCATACGGAACCGGCCACGTCAGCAGCCGGGCGCTACTCGCAGCGCTTACCCGCGTGTTGCTCGCCGACCTGGCGCGTTAGCTAGGGGATGAAGACCGATCTTCGGTCACGAACTTTCTCCCCAACTATCGAGGCAACAACCGCCATGAGCAGCACCAATTTCGGCGCGCTTACCGCCCATCAGCTGAAGGTCTGGTCCAAGGACTTCTGGCGCGAGGCGCGCAACAAGACTTTCGTCATGTCGTTCGCTGGCAGCAGCTCGAACAGCATGATCCAGCGCGTCACCGAGCTGAAGAAGACCATCGACGGCGATCGCGCTGTCATCACCATGGTCAACGAAGCGGTCGGCGACGGCGTCGTGGGCGACAACCGCCTGAAGGGCAACGAGGAGGCTCTCTCGCAGGACGAGATGGTCATCCGCATGGACCAGTGGCGCCACGCGCACGCCAACGCCGGCAAGATGAACGACCAGCGCACCATCGTGAACTTCCGCGAGGAAGCGATGGACAAGCTGTCGTACGCGGCCGCACGCATCATGGACGAGCTGGCATTCCAGACCCTGTCCGGCGTCGCCTACACCTACAAGCCCGACATGTCGGTTCGCACCGGCTCGCAGCTTCCGCTCCTGAAGTTCGCCGCCGACGTGACCGCGCCGTCCAGCCGTCGCCACTATCGCTGGGACGTCTCCACGGGCCTGGAGCCGGGCGACACCTCGCAGGTCGCCGTCGCTGACACCCCGTCGTGGGCGATGCTGGTCAACCTGAAGGCGCAGGCGATCAACGAGTTCATCCGCCCGCTGCGCAGCGACGAAGGCGTCGAGTGCTACAACGTGTTCATGTCGCCGGACGGCATCGCCAAGCTGAAGCAGGACTCGGCGTTCCTCACCGCCTGGCAGCAGGCCCAGAAGCGCGGCGATGAAAACCCGCTGTTCAAGGGCACCAAGCACGGCGGCAAGCAGGGCATCTACATCGACGGCCTGAACATCCTCGAGTACCGCAACGTGGTCACCACCAAGGGCACCGCCACGAAGTGGGGCGGCGGCACGGTCGAGGGCCAGCGTGTCCTGCTCTGCGGCGCCCAGGCGCTCGCGTTCGCCGACTGGGGTCTGGCGGACTGGGAAGAAGAGCACGACGACTACAAGAACCAGTTCGGCATCTCCATCGGCAAGATCTTCGGTCTGTTGAAGCCGCAGCTGTTCTCCACCTACGCCGGTTCGAAGCAGGACTTCGGTGTCCTGTGCCTCGACACGGCCATCTGAGTACAACGACATGACCGTCAAGAACATCATCGACCGCCAGCTCGTCAAGTCGGGTTCCGCCGTTCTGGGCATTGCCCAGATCGGCGCGGGCAACGAAGTGACCTTCGGCATCCGCCCCGGCACCCACCTGTTGCGCGTG